GCAGAGAATGTATTGAAACACGGAACAGGTGGAATAAATATTGATGGTTCAAGGATTGAGTTTGTAGATGAGAAGGACAAGGAGAGTGTATTAGACCCTATAACAGGAATAAAAGGATATAAACATACTTCAGGTGCAATGACTGGTGGTATTTCAAGAATGGATGTAGGAAATCCTATTGGTAGATTTCCTGCTAACATAATCTTTGATGAAGAAGCAGGACAACTATTGGACGAACAGAGTGGAGTTAGTAAGAGTAATGGTGGAACAAATAAAATATTGAAAAATGAGATATACGGTGAAATTAAAACACCACAAGAATATTTCAACTATGCTGATAAAGGTGGAGCAAGTAGATTTTTCTATTGTCCCAAATCGTCAAAGAAAGATAGAAACGAGGGGTTAGATAATTTTGAGGATAGACCATCACAATTAAACTCTGGTGGTATTGGAAGGAAGATTAGTGTAGAGAAAAGATTGGAAGAGAATGGTGAGAATGTTCCAACTATGAAGAACAATCACCCCACAGTTAAACCAACAGATTTGATGAGATATTTGATAAATCTTATTACACCATCAAATGGGACGATTTTAGACCCTTTCATGGGTTCAGGTTCCACAGGTAAAGCAGCTGTAAGATGTGGGGTTAATTTCATCGGTATTGAGAAAGAACAGGAGTATATGGATATTTCTAAAGCAAGAATAGAACACGAGAAGAATAAACCAGTTCAAACAAAATTATTTGATGGCAAAGAGTAAATTACGAGGTGGAAAAAAAGCACACAACAAAAGAGTTCAAGCAAGAAACGAGAAGATTAAAGACAAACATTGGGAGTTCGAGTTATTGAAGAAAAAGATTTATGAGGAAGCAAAAGCTCGATACGAACAAGAACAATTAAATAAAGAAATTAAAATAACAACAGATGACGGACATAATAATTCCTGATGATGACTTACCCCTAACACCATTAGCACCAAGACCAGCAGGTAGACCAAAAGGTTCTTATGCTAAAAAGATGACTGATATTGAGAAAAGAACATTCATCAATAATGCTGCTCGTGAGATACTTGAAAACCACTTATCATATAGTGAGTTTGTGAAGTGGGCTAAAGACAATGCTAACCTATCCAAATCACAAGCAAATGAATATTGGGGTAGAGTATGGGTATTACTAAAGAAAAAGTTTGAGTTAGATAAAGACAAGTTGGTATTGAAACATACACAGAAGTATTGGGACATATACGAACAAGCACTAATTCAAGGAGACCTAACCAATGGTCGACAAGCATTAAATGACCTTGCTAAACTACAGGGTCTAAATGAACCTGAGAAAGTTCATATTACAGGAACACAAATAAAATTAAACTTCGGGGAACCAAGTGAATAGAGGACAACTTCATAGTGAATTATCGAAACTTGATGTAAGAACAATTTTTGATATTGGAGCTTGTGATTTCCAAGATAGCATATCACTAAAGAAACAGTTTCCAAATGCTGAGGTCTATGCTGTTGAAGCTGACCCCACCAACTACGAAAAAAATTATATGTATGGGGAACAATCAGGAGTTCATACATTTAATTTTGCTATGAGTGATACCACAGGTATAGCAACCTTCTATCCAAGTTTATATGAGAAACAACAGAGAAGGGATTGGAGGTATGCTGGTTCATTAGTTAAACCACTTTTGAAACCTGATACAAACGAAGCATTGAACCATACAGTGCTTTATGATACGGATGGGATATATGTACTTACCAAAAGATTTGACGAGTTCTGTGAGGAGATAAAGGTGGTTAGAATCGATTTATTGTTTATAGATGTTGAGGGAGCAGAATATAAGGTAATGAGCTCATTAGGAGATATAAGACCAAAACTAATTTTTGCTGAAACCCACCACTATCAGGTAAAGAACTTCGATAATGAAATTGACCTAAACCAATTTGACGAACTGATGTTTTCACTCGGTTATGAGATTGTGGATAGATTACAATACGACACACTTTACAGACACAAATGATTAAACAACTAACAGTTCAGGGATTTACCCCAACCACAAAACAGAGAGAGATTATTGATGCTTGTTTATCAAAGGACATCAAATACATTGTAGGTTGTTTTGGAAGACAAGCAGGTAAATCTTTTACTGCTATGAACCTACTACTCAAGTGGTCTTTAGAAGATAATGGTTCAGTTGCTATGTGGGTATCACCAGTATATTCACAAGCAAAAAAAGTATTCACAGAACTTACCAACACAATAGCAGGAACAGGACTAACAAAGTCAGTAAACAAATCAGAACTAACCATAACCTTTATCAACGGGTCTGTAATCTATTTTAGGTCAGGGGAAAGGGAAGATACTTTGAGAGGTTATACTTTGAACTATCTTGTTGTGGATGAAGCTGCTTACATTAAAGATAATGTTTGGATTGAAGTATTGAGACCTACTGTTCTTGTGAATGGTAAGAAGGTCTTATTCATATCCACCCCAAAGGGTAAGAACTGGTTTCATCAAGTAGCACTACGAGGTATGAGTGATGAGTATCCTACCTATAAGACATTCTTTGCAACATCATTTGATACACCATTCATTACACCTGAAGAGTTGGAAGAAGCAAAGATGTCCTTACCTGAAACAATCTACAAACAGGAGATACTTGCAGAGTTCATAGATGATGGTGGGGAAGTGTTCGGTTCACTAAAGAGTTCGTGTGTTCTATCGTCATATCCAAATCATGACCCCTCCAAAAAGTATTATGCTGGTTTGGACTTTGGGAGACAGAATGACTATACAGTTCTTACCATACTTAATTCAGAAGGTGAGATGGTTGATTTCTATAGGGAAAGACAAAAGAGTTGGGACATCATTATTAGTGAAGTTGTAGCCAAGTTAAAGAAGTGGAGACCGATATGTTTTGCTGAGGTTAATAGTATAGGTGATGTCTTATACGAACAGATTAAAAAACAATACCCTTCAGTTCAACCATTTATAACGAGTAGTGATAGTAAGCAGAATATGATTGAGGATTTGATTATGGGTATGAATGAAAGCAAGATTATACTACCATCACCAGACCTCAATACAGACCTATACAAGGAACTTTCTGTTTTTACATACGAATACTCACCAAAGACAAGAAAGATTAAATACGGGTCTCCTAATGGGTTCCATGACGATACTGTAATATCCCTTGCTTTATCGTATCATTCGTTCAAGAAAAAAGCAACATACGGAACCTATGTGGTAAGATAGAGTTGTGAATAAATAAAAGAAAAAAGATATTTCTATATGATGACTTTTAAGTATAAAAACAAACAATATGAACTTGGTGAACCTACAGTTGAAATGTGGTCTAAACTTGTTCTATTACAAGAATGGACTGATGAGAGAGAGTTCTCAACAGAGTTATTAGCATTCAGCACAGGACTAACACCTGAAGAAATTGAGAATAGTGATTATGAAGAGGTGATTAGAGTATCACAAGAAATCTCCCAATTTTTACTCAAAGAAGGGGACAAGTTCCACCACGAGATAGATTTTGACGGGAAAAAGTATCGATTTCTTGATTTAGCAAATCTAACATTCGGTGAGTTCATAGACATAGACACTTATTTAGCCAAAGAACCCCACGAGAAGAAAAAGGAAATGTCTTTGCTGATGGCTATGTTATACAGAGAGTTAGATGAGAATGGAAACTACAAACCTTATAACTCAAAGGAACTACAGATAAAAGCAGAACAGTTCAAGAAGCTTCCAGTGAGGTATGTGAAAGGAGCAAGCAATTTTTTTTTTCGTTTAGAGAGAACCTTACAAGGCAATTTCAAGGTCTCTTTTCTACGAAGAATGAAGTTGACGACAAAGATGATTTGGGTGTTCGTGAAACTTATTCCTTTGATAAGTTCTGGGGTTGGTTCGGTACTTTGGTTTCGCTTGCAAACGAAGACATTACCAAGATTGAAAAAATTACTACATATCCGTTAGTATTCGTTCTAAACTATTTATCGTATATGAAAGACATAAACGACATGAGAAGACGGGAACAACAGAAGATACAACAACAAATGAAAAACAGATAATATGGCAAATTCAGTAGGATATTACAATTATAAAAAGATTATGGACTTGCTCCGTCAGTTAGCAGATTACCACGAACAAATCCAATCGTGGGGATTTGGTGATGTAGAACAACTTATCTATCAAACAGAAATGAGATTGAAACAGGAGAACACTGGTAGTCAAGCTCCGTTCTATCCTGCTATGTGGGTAATACCCGAATTAGCAAGAACAGATGGTAAGGAAACAACATATGATTTCAACATTCTGATTATGGATATTCAGAATACCAAAAACATAGATAATGAGTTAGACACTTATAGTGATACTTTAGACATTCTAAAGGATGTAATTGCCCAACTCAAATATGCTACAGGAATGGAATGTTATTGTAATTTAGATATCGACTACCCAATCGATATGACCCCATTTGGTGAAGCATACGATGACTATGTGAATGGTTGGGCTGGCAAGATTAGATTAAGAGTTCCTGACGCTATAAACAGGTGTATTGCTCCTTATGCAGCATTCCCTCCTTGTGATAACAATAGTGATGGAAACAGTATATAAGTTTTATTCATTTCAACAACAACAAATTCCAACACCTAATTTTAATCAGGCTATGGAACAGTTGTCTGCTCAGTTTGAGGAAGCGTTGAAAAACAACTTAGCAAAACCCTATCCTTATGCTCCTGGTTATTTCGGTCAGAAACCCCCAACAGGTATAAGAAATATGCAGAAACAAACAGGTAGATTATATAGGTCAATAAATGTTTCTTATGACCCACAGAAGACACAAATGAAGATATCCATGTTGGATTATTGGAAGTATGTTAATGATGGTAGAGAGCCAGGTACTTATGTTCCATTGAAACCTTTAATGGCTTGGATTAGAGCCAAGGGTATGAATAAAGACAAGAAGGGTAAATTCAAGAAGTTCAATATCAAGGGGACAGCATTTGCAATTTCAAGGTCAATCAAAGAGAATGGTATTCAACCAACAAACTTCTATGATGATAGTTTTGATGTGTTTGTAAAAGCATTCAAAGACCCCAATGGTATAGCAGCAAAACTCGGATTAGACCTACGAGATTTCTTAACAAAAATAATTCAACAACCGAACTAATATGAGCGTTATAATAAATGTAGAACAATCACCACTAACAATTACTCCAAGTAATGGTGAGCACATCTATACAATTTCATCAACAGGATATACACTACAGAATTTCAAGTTTGTTATTGATGTATACTTCAGACCAGATAGTATAAACTTTTCAGGTACACCACAACCACAAGCCAGACTCAAAGTTCGTCCAAACTCTTATGGTAGAGCAATCGTTGAGTTAGAAGAAATTGTAAGAACATTCCTACAAGTGAATCCTCGTTTCTCGGGGACAACATATCCTTACTTGAACTATGTAGCACAAGAGAACTCTGTATTGACTATGAGTGATGCTACAAACACGAGAACACTAAATGCATTCAATACATTCAATGGTAATAACTTATCACAGACATTACCCGTGTTATGGCATGCAGAACAATACCAAGTAAAAGTGGGGTGTGAATATGAAGACAATTCAACCAATTCTATCGTATTAGATATGGATTTGTTAGCATCATATCAACCAGCACCTATCAATATATTTCCTGGTGTGGATAACAAACTTATTCCATCACCTTACCTATCAGGAGCAACTCTTGGTTCAGGTTATACACAATCCCCTAACTTCTTCCAAGTAAATAACCAATCGTGGTATTACTATGACTTGTTTAGACACATCTATCAACAAGGACCAGATACAACTTGTGGACCTCGTGAGTTATTGAATGCTGGTGGTAGAGAATACAAGACAATATCACAAGATGGTTTTGTTTCAGAAAGAGTTAGAAGAAGACAACATCACCCTGATTGTCCTATTATCATTTCATTCCTTGACGGACAGAATGATTACTTCAACAACCAAACTTCAAGAGTTGTAGTTCGTGGAGCAGACACTCAAAGTAATAATTACACATACTCTGCTTGGACTGCTAATGTCTCAACAGGATTCACAAACCAATATGAGATGTGGAAACAAGCTGTGTTCTATATGCCGTGGAACATAACACAATCAGGAACAAATGTTATTCCTCAAGATGCTGGTAAATTATGTTTCTATCTAACATCAGGTAGTAATATGAACTTCTCAGCAAGAACGAGTGAGATAATGGAGTTCTATATGATTGACCCCGATTGTATTAACCAACCCGTTCACCTTTTATTCTTGAATGGTAGAGGACAATGGGATACATACACATTCGGTAAGAAATCAACAAAGACATTCGAGGTTGAAAGGAAACAATACAGACAAGAGAGTTCATTAGACAAGTCATACTATTCAAGAGGAGCATACCAAAGGGGAACAACCGTTTTTGAGCAAAATGCTAATTACAAGATTGAATGTATGTCTAACTTTATGACTGACGAAGATACTGTGGTAGTGGAGGAGATATTCAATTCACCAGAGGTATATATCATAGAGGGAACAACAGAAATGATTGACCCTTGTGCTCAACCTGATATTGAGGACTGCCAGTCCTGTCTTGGTGAGATTAGACAATACCAATATCTCAACCCTGTTGTGTTGGAAAATAGAGAACTCAAGAAGTTCCAAAGACAATATCAAAAGATATTCCAATACACATTCACATTAGATTATGCAAATGTAAAAAGATACAGAACACAAGGTTAATATGGGACTACAAATTAGAACTTATGTAAATGGAAACCAAGAGTTTATTGAACTCTATGGTAATGAAAATATTGATATGGAAGTGTCTTTTGCTGAGGTACAAGACATAACAAAAAAGAACAGTGCATTTACACAAGAGTTCAAGGTACCTGGTACGAAGAACAACAACTTTATATTCAACTACTTCTTTGATATCAACCAAGTATTCACAGATTGGAACCCCAAGAAGAAGTTTGAAGCTGACCTGATTTACGATGGATACGAACTCTATAACGGGTATGTAAGATTAAATAGTGTTTCTATCAACAAGATAGAAAAAGTGTATTCTATCACCTTCTATTCAGCTGTGGGAGACCTTGTAGCTAACATCGGGGATAAAGCACTTTGTAATGTCGATACGACATCTCTGAATCACTCTTTGTATAGTGCTGATATCACAGAGTATTTCTTTTTAGACCCATCACTACATACTATACCAGCATATAATGCTGTAAGTCCAACATTTACTGCTGCAACAAATCCTGTGAATAGTGGTGATGTAAATTATATTTTAGGTCAAAGAGGATATGACTATACAGGTAATACCTTTGGAACTATTAGAGATATTAACACAGCACAAACACCATTATTAGATTTTTCAGGTGTTACTGGATTTTTTGATTTTTCAGGTTCCCCCATCATTTCAGCGTATTTCATCCCTTCGATTAGAACAAGAAAGTTATATGAACTTATAGTCAATCAAGCAGGATATTATATTGAAAGTGAGTTTTTTAATACCGATTATTTTGGTAGATACTATATACCCCTTTCATTCAATAGTGAGCAACCATATATGGCTCAAGCTTTCAAGTATCAAATGGCTTGGAATAATACAACGGGACAAACCAATTCTTACAATGCCAACATTACCAATTTTACTGCTTCGACTACGAGTAATCGAAATCTATTCTTACCACAAGTTTTAGTAGAGAACTCTGACTTCAATCCAGTAACTTTCACAAACAATTTTTTAGACCCACTTTTAGCACCATACGTCTTTGCTTTACCCTACTCACAACAAACACAATACACATATCAAGCAACCATCAAAACAACAAGTACAGCAGCATTCGGAACTTTCCCCTGGATTTATAATGGAGGTAAATTGACCCTATGGAAATATGTTAGTGCTTCAGCACCCATTTTAGCAGTACCAGTTCAAGAAGTTGATTACATAGTTTTCACACAGAGTTCAGGACTTACGAACACTTATTTTATGACGGGTACAACAACATCGTCATTTACATTTTACGACGAAGATTACTACTTTTTAACATACACAAAAAATGGATTACCTTTCGTTGTAACTGGTGCTACATTCGAGATATTAACATCACCAACCGTTTTACCAAAGACGATTGAACTTCATAAGGAAATGGGGTGTGACCAGAAACAAATTGACTTCATACAGAATATCAATAAGACATTCAATCTTGTAGTTGTGGAACACCCTACCAAAACAAAGACACTTATAGTAGAACCTATGATAGATTATGTTGGTAAGGGTCAAACTTTGGATTGGACTGATAAGGTAAATTATGATGCAACACAAAACCTATACCCTACAACAAATCTAATCAACGGAACAATCTTTGCTTCCAATCAAGTTGATAAAGATTATATAAATTCGGAGTATCAAAAAAGAACAAACAAAATATTCGGTCAAAATCAATTTGACCTTGATATAGATTACAAAAACCAAACAACAAACCTAACACAAACATTAGGACAGAATACTGACTATTACTTGAATGCTTCAGGTAGTACTAACTTTGCTTTACCATGTTATTTTATTACAAAAGAAAACAATAAGAATGGTAATGCTGTGTTTGAATATAGACCATTCCGTTCGATACCAAGACAAACATTTATGTCTGTATCTATACCTTCAGGTAATACAAACACAAATCCATTCTTTTTTAGATATGCTGGTACGAACCAACCATTCACAACTGCTGGACTTAAAGCATTTGCAACATATCCAAACTTTAACAGATTAACAACCTATCCATTTGCTCTCGAAGATTTTTCACATTATACCATCTATGATAGTAGTAATACATTCACTTCAGATGAACTTGTTTATAGTGATGTTGAGAACCAATATGATAGGTATTATAGGGATTATATAACTGACCTTACGAGTGATGAAAATAAGATTTATCAAGTTCAGATGTATTTGACGCCTTGGGAGGTAGCAGGTCTATATTACAACGAGGTTATTATGATAAAGAACTCCAAGTTCCGTATCAATAAAATAAGTAATCTATCACTTCTTCAACCTGGCTTATGTAATGTTGAA